GTTCGTCGTACTCGTTTACAACTTTACTCATTTTGTGCCAGTGCCTTGAGAATTAATATTACCATATCCTCTACAACATCCTCTTCGTTGGCTGGCACAAAGTCATTGGCTGACATAGTACCGACACTCCATGCGCTCCAGCACCGTGTGCAATACATTGCGCCGTCAAGCTCTTCTGCAACGGCATCCTTGAGTTGGTCTAGTGCAGACTCAGATAACAATGCAAGCAACGCTTTGTTGGAAATACTACTCATTGCCGACCTTCTTGTCGTCGTTGAAGATTTTGACACTCACACCTTCGGAGTAATAACCGTTGCTGCTTCCATAGAACCTAACATCGACTGATCCTTTGATGGTGCGGAATCTGTAGTAGGTCCATGTATGGCTGTCGTTGCTATGTGTAGTTGGACCCGGGTCGTAGTTTGAAACTTCTTCAACCAACAACAAAGGAGTACCGACTAGATCTTCTAAGTCTCCGACGATGTCTTCGATGTACACACTTTCGCAACAATCTTGATCATGTTCTAGTGTAACAAAGTTGTTTTCTGTAACGTACAATGTCAGAGAATCGTCGTCGGCGGTTACAGCACTCAACACACGGCCCAGCAGACCTTCAAATGTTTTGACTGGCCCTACCAATCTGTTGTATGTTATATGCTTGCTTTCCATAACTTTATCCTTTGATTTTTATATTTGGTACCGGCTCTTGGGATTGAACCAAGGACCTCCAGTTCCACAAACTAGCGCTCTAACCAACTGAGCTAAACCGGCATATTTTCTCTTTTAATAGTGTCTAGCACACGTTCTCTTTCATGTGCTAGACGACCAATTTCGTTTGCTAGCGTTACTAACTCGTCATTGGAGTAATCCATATTGAAGATTAGTTCGGCTACAAATTCCTTGCGATTGTGTGCAGACCAGTATTTGCGCACACGACGGACAATCTCGTTACTGTTCTTAGAGTCTTGATTGTTCATCCACTGTTCAAGAAGCTTTTGCATGTTAGTCAAGTGTGCTGGTTTGGCCAGCCGCACGCGCTGCTCGCGTTTCGCCACGTTCCAGCGCATCGGGATCAAGGTTCAGTGCATCGGCAGTGCGTTGTGCTTTTTCTTGCCCTACCACAGTGGTATATTGCTTGCCGCCAACTATGACATTCCACAAGTTTGTTTGCACTCGTTCGGATTGTGTGTTTGGAGTGATGGTAAAGTCATTGCATTTACGCTTCATGTTAGTTCCTATCCTGTGTGTCTATGCATTGTGCATCGTGTCTATATGTAAATGTAGCAGAGTGTTGCTGACATGTCAACGTGTATTTTGGTGTGCCGGATGGGATTCGAACCCATGACCTTCGGTTTAAGAGACCGCTGCTCTACCGCTGAGCTACCGGCGCATATTGGTGGAGAGAAATGGAATCGAACCACTGACACCAGGCTCTTGCCCGTGCTCTACCTCAACAAATTCGTTCTGCAGAACTCCTTCGTCTCTGAGCTACCTCTCCGTAATTTCTATCCAACGTCATTACTGCAACAGGAATCGAACCCGTTTTTCTAGCTGACTGCTAGCGTCCTATCCAGTAGACGATACAGAATCTGCATACAACCTCTCAACGAAGTGGTTGTATGCAGGACCTTGGATAAGGCAGTCGTTGCTGCCTAAGCTTGCTATCCTAGTCTTTAAACCAGGAAGGAAGTTAATCTTTCTCGCAAGCTATTGTTGGACTAGGATGGACTTGAACCAACGACCTCCCACGCGACAAAGCATAGGCGCTCTTCCAATCTGAGCTACGTAGTCCGTAATAAAATTTACTGTTCCTTATCGCATTCGCCAACCCATGCAAGCTCTCCGGTATTAGGGCAAAACAATGCATAGCCTCGGCTAATGGATTCTTGCGTCATTGTTTCCAAAGTTTCTGTCGCTGTTTTCAAGAATTCTTGATGTACTACTGCAACAACAAAAAAGATCATCGCAACTGACAAGAGTATAAACATCACAGCTAGTAGGGCTCCGTCGTGTTTTGGCAATATTTTATTCCTTTAATAAATGTACACAACCGGTTTTACATTGGTGAATTCACTCTCAATAATGGTAGCAATAACATTCCAATTGCCGCCACCCAGGCCAGCGCCAATCTGCGGCATTGCAACATGAGAATGGCCCCTGCATTCGCAAAATTCATTGATGTTGCGCATTGCATCGGATACTGCATCGTAGCTAACGTATCGCTTTTTTTCGCCGCCATAGAACTGCTGTGTAATTGCATTGATCAAAACTTTGTCGTTTTCTTCTACAGGAATAATACAGCCCATTGCAAGACCAATAGTAATTGCAGCATACTGGTTTAAATATGCATTGTACGCCAACGGAAAGTCGTCTCGTACAATCTTTGCCACGCCACTACCCATAACACCTTGTGCATTGCAGCCGTGTGCAAGCACTTTGATATCAGTTTTAAACATGTCGCCGTTTCGATATTCAATCTTCATTGTTGATCTCTTTTATAATTTTGGTGACTTTATTCCAAGATTCGATTGTTGGGAGGCCAACTGGCAATTCATCCAATCCTAATTTTGCAAGGCTCTCTGAAGATGTTTTATCCCATGCTCTGAGCTGTTCTGAAAATTCTTCTGAAATAACAATCTTAGCCATTGTAACGTCCCTGTTTGTTGTGTTGTGTAACTATATTAGCAGACTAATACAGTACTGTCAAGCATGTTAATGATGTTCAACCTCGTATTCGTCAATAATCTTGGTGATTCCGTTAACCAAGAACCGATACGCATCATGATCTTGACCTTGACTTCCTTCGTGAAGCCCTGGGATCCATGCTTTTCGGGTACTATCCATAAATCTTTCAATGCAATTTCCTACCAACGCCAGTTGCAACAATTCAAGTACCCGGTTGGTATCGCCTGCTGCATATGCATCACTTACTTTAGATCGTAGACGAAATATGTCAAGCTCGGTGCCGGCACCATAGCGACGAAATGTGTTTTTAAGTGGGTGCGAAGAATTTTGGTCTAGTACTATACCATCACTAAATCCACCATTATCCACGGTCCTAAGAATACTTTTTACCTTGGCAATTTTTTCTACATCGACTGTTTTGTCAGTAACCCATTTTTCTACAAATTCTTCATCTGTGAGATTTTCATCTGACCAACACTTATTTTCAAAATAACTTTCAATAAAGCTGGGTAATGTTTCTGCTAGCTGTGCATAGGTTACATCACGATCATAATCTTCAGTGGGATCAAGTCCTTTTCCCTTGCCGGTGTATTGATCAAATTTATAGTTAGACCACAGATCGTCTACAAAGTCTTTGCGCATCATTACATAGTTGATTTCACAAGGCGGCATTGATCCGTATTCTTTGGCAAAAAGTCTGCGTTCGTGCGTGGCCTCAAAGAACAAGTCGATGTCAAAATTATCACGTTTGACTGCAATATCATGAACCTCATTGTCGCCAACCTCAGTTTCGACTAGTATCTCTTTGATTCCAGCAAGAATTAGAGGCAGTGCCACGCCAGAGGCATTGGTGCCACCACCGTAGTCGTCGTATTCTGCTACAAACGGAGTAAGCACAGGTTTCCATAATGCTGAACTTTTGCAGAAACTGGAATCAGTGCCGTTTTCCATAAGCGGAAATACGTAGACTTCTTCGCCTTCGAAAATTGGTAGATTGGTTAGTCCGCATGTTTTATTCCAGCATCCCATATTATAACTCTTTTTCCTGTTTCAATGTTTTTGCAGTTTCTAGCATTTCGATGGTTTCTGTAATAAACTCTTTGATTATTAATAAACAATGTGCCGCCTTGTGGATGTACAAATACTCTTCCCTGTGTTAGCAAAGTGTGCGAACCAATGCCATATCAGCACTGGTACCAAACTCTGATTTTACAGCTTTCATCACTTGTCCGATGTTGCCGCCGGATTGCAGAATTGGCTCAATCACAGCTCGCAGTTGTAGCTCAGTTGCCATAGCAGGAAGATACTTGGAAAGGATTGCGATCTCTTGTGGATCAGCAAACTTGTTCTCCTTTAGCTTCTGCACAGCTTTCTTGACATACTGGACTGCTTCGTCAGCGGAGGTTTCTCGGGTATTATCATTCTTGCCAATTTTCTGAATTTCATCTAAGTGAAACACCATTACACTTGCAAGTGGATTCTTTTCCTTGCGCATTACAAGTACATCAGTTTTGAATAGTTCGAGCATTGTATTTCTTTCTAAATAATGTTTAATAAGCTGGCAGCATTTGCTGACTGCATTTCCTCAGTCTTGGTGTCCTTCCAGATTAGACGACTAGTAGGATTTGAACCCAATTTCCAACGTCAAGGTGTCCTTCTATTAGACGACAGCTTACTAAAACAACGTACTATGTCTATACTAGTATGTCAACTAATTTTTATGCCTCGTTGTATTAAATCCTCAGCAATTTTTTCTGCGGCAGCAGCGTTGGTCTTGATCCCTGGGTGTGCTAGGTCTCTTGCGTGATCAACGTTTTTAAATGGAGTAATTCCAGCATGGTCACTGAAGAAACTCCCTTCGCAATATAACGTTTTGTTTCTCCATAATGCTCGATCGGCCATCATATAAAATTCCGACGTACCTTGCCAATTGTGCCTAGCACAATACCCAGGAGACTGAGGCAAGTAACAGCATATAAATCCAGGTTTGGAGATATTGCTATATCGATGTGGCCCAGTCCAAATTTGCACGATTGCTTTTGGGTGCGGATAGTGTTCGTGCAGAATAAGAGAATTCCAAGAACTAACGTCAATTGCACTTCCTGCAATTCCTAGATTAACTGTAGGAATGTTTAGAAGTTTTTCCAGCTGCGAACAAACAGTATCCTCGTTGGCCAGGCCAATTCCGTACACATTTGAACATCCTAGCACAACTATGGAATTTTTCCAATCTGTGCTGGCAAACTCGCCGTGTCGAAATCCTTCCTGATTTTGACTATATGAGATTTTTTTGTTTTGATAAACCCAGTCTTTTCCTAGTCTTTTCTTATTTTTTTTAAAAAGTTTTTCGGTGTCGGTTGGACTGAAATTTTTAGAAATTGCCTGTTCGAGGCCCCGATTTGATATTAATCTTTGCATAACAGTATTTATTATATTATCTATGCAGGACACTAGTCTGCTTACCATCCGGTGCCTATCCGGTGCATCCATTCACAGTGGGAAGTTACCCGGTCTGCTTCACAGCTTATGCTAATAGACAATTTGGTGCACACGGAAGGATTTGAACCTCCGACACCTGGTTCTTCAAACCAGTGCTCCACCAGACTGAGCTACGTGTGCGTTATTTGGTGCTCTTGGTAGGACTCGAACCTACAACCAACGGATTCGAAATCCGGTACTCTATCCAATTGAGCTACAAAAGCAGTATTTGGTGAGTCGCCTTGGAATCGAACCAAGCATGGGCTCTCACCCGGAGGATTTACAATCCCCTGCCCCACCTTAGAGCATGCGACACATTATTCTGTGTAATTATTATTAAATGTAAACGTTTACGTCGCCTATCAGGGTTAAACAAGAAACTGGAAAAGTCTTATATTCAACAGTTTTGTTAGAAATCCATACGCACTCGCAAATGTTGTTAACGATGTTTTGCACAAGCATATTAGGACCTCCGCTGTTTAACATGACCGCTGCACCCGCTATAATAGGCAAACTAGGCTCTATTCGTTTGCGTACTAGTCTAAGGTCGTTTTTGTTAAATTCCATTTTAATCCTATTACACAAATTGGGTGTGTGGTTGGCTCAACGCTACAGCGGCGCGATTTAACCAGTCAGCCATAACTGGTACCGTTATTCAGCCGGAAAATTCTTGGATGCGCCCGGATTCGCATATCTTTGGTAGTCGAGGTGGGTCATTTGCATTAGCCCCAACCATTCCACATTTTCGTGTTGACGTTGATATCATTTTCAACACAATATACCGAAACTTGGTAGTCGCGGTGGGTATTGAACCCACTACCTCTCTTTATTGGTGCTACAGGAAGGTAACGCTCCTTCTACCACTCAGTTATCAGCTGAGGCCCTCACTTTTCGGACTCTGTAACGATTTTATATATTCTTCATTTAGTTTGTCTTCTGTTAATATCAATACTATTACATTATTCTGTTCACAAACACAAGTTATTTTTTCTTCGTCTTGAATTGCTAAAAAATTGTTTTTTGGATCTAAATAAATGTCGTAATCTACAAGATAGAAATCAGGAAAGTATTTTTTATTTATATTATACTTAATGTACTTGGGTCTAATCCATTTAATCCCTAGTGTATCTAATATCTCAGCACATCTTAATTCGTACGTTGATTGCAAGCAAACTTGCTTACCAAAAGAATCGTTATAATAAAATTTTTTACTTCTGCCTGCGCCTTCGCGGTAGCCTCCAAATCCTTGCTTTTTTGCTAGTCTTGACCTTTCTTCAACTGTTAACGTCGCCGCTCTTCCTGTAACTTTTCTTTTTCCTAATTTAAAGTCTTTTTTAGATTGCATCGACTGTTTTTTAGTCACTTCGCAAGTAAGTAGTGTTTTACCTTTATTCCATGCTGTTTTACCAGTCATTCCATTTTTGTATATTCTGTTAATATTTGAAGGACAGGTTCTTTCATGGTTTGTATGACTATTTTTATTTTTGCATTCTTTACTACAGTGTTGGCATATAAGCATAATAGTTCTCCTATGCTTATTTAGCATTAAGCTCGGCTCGGTGCTCTACTATTGAGCTAATTGACCATATTCATTGTTTAAAAGATGTACTATCTGGCCAGTACGAGCAAACCTGCAGGCAACGTCTGGCGCGCCTTGTGAAATCGAATCACATCTAGTACATCACTAAAACAATGTTGGTGTGCCGGGAGGGGATCGAACCCACGACCTTGGAATTAAAAGTTCCTTGCTCTACCTCTGAGCTACCGGCGCATTTGTTTATCACGATGCTTGTGTTTGTGTTTTTGTTTCATTGTATTCTCTTTCTGCTTGTGTGTAAGCTTATGTTGTAACATGCATACACGATGTTGTCAATAGTTATAGTGGAAGTGGAAGCGCCAACAGGAGTTGAACCCGTCTCTCCAGGGCGAAAACCTAGTATCCTAAACCGATAGACGATGGCGCCTTATTTGGTGGTGCATCGTGGATTCGAACCACGCACCTTACCGTTATGAGCGGTATACTCTAACCCAATGAGCTAATGCACCAAAATTGGAATTCAAGGTCGGAATCGAACCGACGTAAGACTAACTACTGTCCACGGATTTGCAATCCGTTGCATAACCATTCTGCCACTTGAATAAATCTATTTTAGAAGATTGTCCAAGGAATCAACCCTTGCTTCACCATCTGATAACGCCTGTCTTTGTGTAATCAGCACGTAAACATTTGTGACCATCGACAATCTTCTAAAATAGATTTAAAATAGTTTCTTTGTTTTTACAAGAAAACCATTCTTTAGTTATAGAAATAGCAGAAAGTTCTTTGATTAGTTTTGTTTCTTCTTCATTATGAAAAGGTAATAGGTTTAAAGCTAATATAACTGCATCTATTCCATTATGAGTTTTATAATTACCCAATCTATTTGTTATGTTTGTAGTTTTTCCTATCTTTATTTTGTCATGTACTTCAATGCAATAAAGATATCCTAGATTTAATGTTTCGTTTATCTTAGAAAGATTTATAAATCGATCCAATACCTTTAGAGAATCTTTATCTAAAAAATCTATGTTTCCATTGAATCTTCTTAAAAATTCATTCAACAGTAATATTTGTATATCTTTCTTGTGCTTTTTTGCTACTGCATGATCTTGTAAAATCTTATCTATAGTTTTACCGTTACTAAAATTTTCATAACTGTTTTTTGCTAATTCTTGTAATTGAAAAATTCCTAATGTTCTCATTAACACTTTTTTGTTTGCCTTATTTCTTTTTATTTGTGTATTTACAAATTTTTTACGTATAAACATTAGTATAATCCTTTATAGTTAGTCTTTTGTTCTTGCGAGATATGTTTTCTGACATTTCAGAATTTCCCGCAAGTAAGCCTTCACTTACTCATGTCTTCTCTTTGATGTTGTCTCCATCAAAGTATATCCACATGCTCAATATACAATTACCACAACTAAATGTCAGCTACTTTTTTCTCTATATGAGACATTGTTTTCACAATACCTGAATCAGGTTGGGAGTATATTTCCCAACAACGCTATAAACTAAAAGCCTCTTAGTATTGCTACTGGAGGCTGTTTAATTAGATGTTTGTATTAAGGAAACTGTTTAATTTCCTCCACCCCAACCTTCAGAAAATCCAAAGCGATACTCATAGCATTCTTTAATGCTTTCTATCATAATATACATATGTTTAAAAATGTGAGTCATTCTTTTAATCGTCCTGTTTATGTTGTTGTGTTTAACTTAACACATACTTATTTATCTGTCAACTAGTTTTATTTATCTCTTTTGAAATAATTAAGCTAGTTGTTTAATTTGTCTACTTGTTTATATAGTACAGTAGTTAAACCACTGTGTCAACCTCTAATTTACATAAGTCCTGCAAGTATTTTGTAATTTTCATATGACTTCTTGATAGCAGGATTGTCTTCGTGTGTTTCGGCTGTGAGAATCAAGTCGTACCAATATTCGAGTTGGCGAGATGCAAATGCACCAAACTGACGCGGCTGATGAAGCTTGCCAGAAACTTTTAACCAGACACAAGTTTCTCGAAATTTTTCTTCCTGGTCGGCGTAACCAAACCATTCGGGCATGGAAGTGTGGCCATGCTGCCCGATGCCGCAATATGCTGCCCAAATGTTACTCCACTGGCTGTCGTCTTCTGGATCAAAATTAGTACGGGCCACAACGACCATTACATCATCTCTATTTATAGTACCGTCGACGATATCTCTTACGCAACGACTTAAACTTGTTCCTACCTTCATTTGTTACTTTCCAGCCTAATATTTAATACAAAGTTTTCAACGAGCAACTTTGTAATTGTTCCTTGTGCAATCAACATTTTTTCATCTTCTTTTAGTCCTGCAAATTGCTCAACTACGCTAGACGCCATCAATTGGTATGCAGTTTCTTTGTTAACTGCCATCTTTGTCCAGTCAATTGGATCCTTGAGTTCTACCTCTTGCGCAATACTTGCTAGTTGGTCAACTGTTAACATCTGTGATTTCATATTCGTATCCTAATTTGTAAAAGACTGTATCGTAGCCTGGTTGTGACGACACTATGGCCTGTCCTGTTATGCGGAACTTGTCTTTTTTTGAAATATAGTTCCACAGTGGTTGTGTTTGCGTAAAGTTCTTAACAAACACTGAAAGTATAGCATTGTCTTGAGTTACAAAGTAAAAGCGTCTTTCTTTTTCATTTTTACTTGCCCGCTTAACAGTTCCGGCAAATGTTAGTATCTCGTCGATTATAACCGTCTCTCCGTACTGATCCTCAGGGAGGCTCTTTCGTCCCTTAAGAATTGCTTCGGTTTGCAAAAATTCATCGTAGAATGCTGGTAGCTTAACTAACATTTTAATGTGTTCTTGATTGACAGGTGTAGCAATGTCCAACGCTTCTTCGAGATCGGTCATAAACTGGCTTATGTGCATGTCTTTGATTCGACGCATCAGAATAGTGTTGATAAAATGCGACCTAATTTTGTCAGCTAACGCCTGATCATCCATTGAAATATCAACATCATGTTGATGAGAATCTGGCGATGTTTTACCAATTAACTCCAGTTTCTGGTGTATTTTGTATAGGTCAGGTTGCTTTGCAGTGCGCAGTATTGAACAAATTAAAGCTATCGGATCCTCTGCAAATTCAAATAACTTTGGCTCGGGGTTTTGTGGTTGTAATTTGGCCTCCGGTGTGCAAGTCACATCAGCAACCGGATTATAAAAATCTTTATTTAAATGTGGCATATTATATTAAGACCACAAATTTTCGTAGTAGCGGCCAAACAATCTAAAGCCGTTGGTGATGCGGGCCTGGAATGCATCTCTGCCCACTGTGTCAATTTTAAAAGTGTCGCGGGGCCCTTTGATCATCTCACTGTTTCCGGATTCTAACTTTTCCAAATAGGTGTCATGCTCGCCACTGTAGAATTGGTTTTCCCAATTGTCGTCTTGCTTGGTTTGAAAGGCAAAGATCATTTCATCCAGCACCCAGTCCCAGCGTTTAAAGTGGTTGCTGTCGATGTCCCATTTGTCCTCTTTGGGTTCTGCATTTGTACTCCAAAGATTTTCTGGAACATCACTGTCATCAACAAGACATGCGCCTTGTTGATGTTCTTTGAGATGTTCTAGCATAGGAAGAATCACATAAGAAAGTGTGTGATCCATGCTCCAGGTGTCGCTGTGGTCAATTCGAACGTCGATCTTTCGGTGTTGCTTGCTGTGTATCCAGCTTAGAAATTTGGACAACACAGTGTTATGACGAGTATGGTCACTAAACTTTTTTCTTTCTCCAACTTGGGTTTCTGGCTCAATACTGCCGTGTGCAAGTAATTCACCAAATTTGTGGACCCAGTTGGGCTTGCAAGTCATTCCATCTTCGTCTTTGACTTCCTTGACCCAGAAGCAAATAGCATCAGCCAATTGGTATGGACCGAACCACCTTGGATAACCGCCTATCTTAACTTTCATTGTTGTCTCCTTTTCTACGTGTATATGGCATAGGTGCCTGTGGCCTGATGCGTTTTTGGCGGCTTGCTGATACAGCTTCGTACTCCGCAGTCATTCCAAATCTACATGATTCCATACGGCGACGCATGGGCGATTCCCGATAATTAAACCGACGGAAAAATATGGAGTAACCATCGTCTAATTTTGCACCAAAAAATGCAAAGCCTGTTTTCCAGCAATATCTATCTTTTGTTTTGCGTATCATTTTATCCGTCCACTGTACCAGACAACGTTGCCTAATATTTTACGTGCTTTGTCTTCGTTTTCTTGTGTACAAAGGTTATTCATTCTCTATCATTCCCAAAGGCCATTGCGACCATTGCATCTTCGCTGCCAATATAGCGACTGTGTTTCATTGCTAGCTCGAGCATCTCTCCAGGGTATCCCTGAGCTAGTAGCCACAATGATAGTAGACTTGGGTTTTGTACAATGCTTATCAACACTGTCTTGGGAAATCCATACTTCCAGCCTCCGGGGGATCAATTGTTATTGTTAGTTTTTGAGAGTCTTGCATTTCTAAATTTTCCAACATCTTGCACAGCAGATTCGAGAGTTGCAGCATAATTAAGAGCAGTCTGCTCTTCCATGTAAATTACAGCTTCTACGTCAACGTACCCTTTTGTGAGAATCTGCCAAAGTTGTTTCCACCGATTCTTTTCTGACCAGCACGATGTTGCGCGCACGTATGTGGTAACGATAACAGCCATGTCGTCGGCTTCGATCGTAAGTTCATGCGCGCAATCCTGCTGTCCACAATCACATACAACTGTATAAAACATACTGTCGCCGTAATCAAGATTTTTGATAATACCAGTTGCTGGAGTTTGTGGTTTTAGTTGGTTGGTCATAGTTTTCCTTACCATGTGCTTACATCAGTGATATCTTCGCGGCCTAATTCTTTTGGCGCAATTTGTTTAAACAGATTACCACGGTCCTGAAAGATAGCAATCTCATTAGGACCAAGTCCGCTGCCGTTCTCTTCATATTTAATTATAACCGTGTCAGCAGTTGGGTACTTGTCTAATGCAAGATACAGTAACATAATTTGTTCTCTGGTAATCATGTGGGTAATTCTTTCTCTGCTGCCCAAGCTGGAGTATTATGTCTCTCTGATTGCACTAAGTAGATTTTCAACACTACTGTAACACGGCCTTGATGCTACGTCAACTTCTAATTTGTCATGACTGTTTTCTATTGCTAAAACTCGCGGATCTTTTGTTTGCTGGGAAAACTCAGCAAAGTATTGGTCTGTTGAAATGTACGATTTCATAGAGTTTATGAAGTCTACGAACTCTTCGTATTCAAAGTCTTTATCCATCTTGTCTTACCTTTGTTGCAATTGTTTTATGAATGCCCGGATTAATCCGTAGCACATGAGGCATCATTGTGTGTCTAATATAGTTTCTACTATAGCATGTATCTTTGTTGCTGTCATCCTCGATGTGTGGCACATTGTGCATTGCTGCCCATAATTCTAGATCTCTCTTGCGATTGAGTCTAAATGGACGTAAGACATTTCCTCGTGTACGTGGAATAATTTTGCCTGTGCCGTGTATGCTGCTGAACAGCCAAGTTTCTACACAATCATCTAGGTGATGACATGTGATAATTGGCATATCAGTAAACCTGTCAAAAAACTTGTATCTTCGTGTTCTCCACTCTGCTTCCTTATTAGACACAGGCACATCTAATTCTTGTACACATGGATACCAATCAATGTCTCTTGTACGGCAATACTCGGATAAAAACCGATAAGCCGTATCTCCATGCGGGGTGCCGTGATGATAGTGCAACACTGTTACTTTGTGATTTCGACGCAGAAAGTCTAGTGCTGCCATACTATCAATTCCGCCAGAGCATGCTAGATAAATATCTCGAGGAAGTTTGCCTTGCAACTTGATCATTTCTTTGCGGCCTTGTACTTCTTATAATGATATATACTGTTGTATGGCACCGGTACTGATGTAAGTTGAATCTTTAAAAACTCGGCATTGCTAACGTCGCCGCTTTTGTATCTGTCCTTGATACAAACTCGTCTGTCAGTTTTTGTATCAAATCTCCAAATTCTATCACTTCCGTAATCTATATTTATTTTGTCAACACACTCTTTGTTCACTGGCATGTAGTAATACTGAATTGGACTAGTAATATAAGTGTTTTTGGTATACTCGTAATATTCAATGTACCTTGTCATTCTGGTACTACCTTATGTCCTTTTAACTCCAGCATGGTCACATGCTTGGGCTTGAGCCATTTTGTTTCAGAAATACTCATACAAGGAATAACAATGTCATTGTTATTGAAGAAATATGCTGCTAGTTGCCAACTCAAATATGTAGACTTACCCGATAATCGCCCAGCAGCGTGTATACCAAGTTGGCCGTAGCTGTTGTTGGGCCGCAGTGCCCGTCCAATAGATTGTACACCATAGAGACTTGTACTATAGAGACTTGAACTAGTCGGTTTGGTCACCAATGTGCCACCTTGGATTGGCACGTTTGGAAACACATAATCAACAATCTTTGACTTTTCCGGAACAGGAAACACTAGGCATTTTGCATAGCCCAGTCTCGGCATGCGATATGCATCACACGCATCTTTTCGTTGTTTGAGTCGATGGTCAAGGCTTACTTCAAAACGTAGGGCGCGGCGCGTTTTCATCTTCTTCTCCTTTTAACACTCTCCATGTATACGCCTTCTCAGCAGCTAGGGCCCAGGCGGCCCGTCTGCCATCTACATCTCTTACCCAATCCATCATAATTTGCTCATTTCCAAAACTGCCGTTTGGAAAGTTTTGAAATACTGAAAATGCAATATTAGCAAGTATTTCTCTGTTTTGATGATCTGCGTTGTTGGAAGCTCTAAACAAGTCGTTGCACAGCACCGCCTCTAGAAATCCTCCGGGCATGCATCCAAACATCAAATAGTCAGAGGCGCTTTGTGTTGTCCGCGATTGCCCTACTTCGAAGTCAATATACATAGTCATATTATCACTCTTTTTGTTGGTTGTGTTTGTTCTATTCTCCAAACACAAGTACCGTGCTTCCGTATTAGATCTGCTAATCCCTGCGGTGAATCTGTTGCAAGCTCGAGTAGTATGCCTTCGTTGATCCCTGCTTTGGCCGTAAACGTCCAAATTTCTGGTGAGCGCTGTGGATTTGCCTGTGCTCGCATAACTAGGAGCCTTATATCAACCGGACTACGAACATGTTCATTTATGTCTCTGAGAGTTGCTAATAACACTTGGTTTTCGTATGTTGTTATATCAACAATGCACTCAAATCCAAGTGAATCAAACAACGTGACAAATTTGTGTGCTTTATCAGACATCAGGTATCACCTCCTAGGAAGTACTCGCTGTATTTCATAATAAGGAATGTTCTCTTCTTCTCGCTGTAAAAATCAAGCATGATGCATTTCTTATTGTAACGCGATTCATGTTGATTCCAGTCCGTGTGGTCTCTCCACGTAAACCCTAGTTTTTCTTTCATCCTGCGGCGCAACAAAAACACACTAGGCGGATGATCTTCTTTGAGCTTGGTTATGAACCTTTCAAAGTTTTGGTGGCTGACTTCAATGGGTTTTGTCATATTCTGCAATCGTGAGGATATCTTCTACTTTCCCATCGACCTTAGAGGTCGCTATGTACCCATCGTTGATTAGACTTTCAATGGTTGATGCAATAACAAACTTTCTTTGTGCGTCTGAGATCTTTTTAACACCATTTGAGAATCCAACAATGGTGAAAATCACCGCTGTTATAAACAGATAGATGTATACTTCTGTGCTCATGTGTTCTTCTCCAGTTTTTGTATTTTCGCATAGTTGACGGCTGTCATTGTCAACCCGGAATCTCTCTCGGTTTCACGTTTCTTAGACTTTGCTCTTAATCTAACAACTTCGCCTATATTGTACTTTTCGTCTTTAACAAAGCTAATAAGATCGCCGCCCAACCCTACAAAGTACAAATAAAGATCGTGATGTTTAAGGTAAATGCGCTTGAGTACTTCTACGTCCCCGTTGATCCATTTTCCTACTGCAATGTCTTGGCTGTTGTAATAGTTGTCTTTGAGATTCTGCTTGTATGCAATTGTGGCAGCTTCGTTTTCAATAAATGACGGAATGTATGCCAGCAGCCCGAGGTTTTGCGAAGTTACATCTTCTTGGAGGTATGCAGTATACATGTCTTTTTGAAATTCTGTAAGGCTGTCCCCAAGTATCAACATAGTAAAGCGCCGGAAGAATTTGTGTGTAGCCTGTGTCTGCAACCTGTCCTGCTCTGTAACAACAGCAGGCACAAAACCATTAGGCATTGCAGGCCGGTAGGCTTCGGTTGCAGCCGTAAGGGTTGCAGCCGCAGTAAGAGCTACAATATCTCTGTTGCTGTAACGATGTGCATCAGCCGCATAGTTACAAGAAATCTTTTCATACCCATTGTTTATGCGGTGTGCAGCAAATGAAATGTTAAGTATATCGTCAAATGCATAACTAAACTGGCCCATGTAACTCTCCGTTGTTGCTTATGCATTACTATAACAATTACACGCAACAGAGTCAACCTCTAATTGTTAAGCTACAATCTAAATGTTATCCGTCCTTTGGATAGGTCGTAAGGTGTCATGTCTAACTTGACCCTGTCACCTTGTACTAGCCTAATTCTAAATTGTCTCATTTTTCCGCCAGTGTAACACGTAACATAATGTCCGTTGTCAAGTTCAACTTTAAATGTTTGATTAGGGAGCACCTCTACAATGTTCCCTTCAATCTCGATTACTTCTTCTTTTGTCATTTTCTACCTTTGGTGGACGCCCGTTAGCTACACAGGGTTGGACTCCTGCTTGTAACCCCTAATGCATATTAATTAAATACATTAGGACTTAGTGTTTTAGCAGTAGACCGCGACGGGCGAAGCGCGGCACTCTACTACATAGTCTTTATTGTATTACACAACTAACAAGTTGTCAATCTTATTTTATTATGTGTTTTGACGCAAAGTTTTTGCCATTCTTTTTTCGTTTTAGTGTTCGTTCTAACAAATGTCTTTTAAGCTTTTCGGCTTTTTTAAGTTTTCCCTGCGCCAGCATTGAATACATCAACATTTTTTCTTCTAGGTATTTCATATCTCATTCCTTTAGCTAAATACTATTGGAGCATGAGGGCTTCATATCGTGGTTGGATGATGTGGGCTACGTCATTAGAACACATAACTTCGTAGTGCGTGTTCTCAACATAGACGCATTCCATGTCATCCTTTCTTTGTTCCATACTTGCTATTGTTACAACACCGTCATTTGGCGCCTTTATGTATGGAACAGTTCCAGTGGTGCTTATTATCTGGGTCCACGGAATATTAATTGGCATGCTATTAGCCTCTGTTATAGGACGACTCTTTGAACCAACGTCTCTAAACAGCGGATAGCTTGGAATAATATACTTGGCCCAATCGGCAATAACAGAACCATTAAATGGTGTACTAATACTTATTCCGCCCACTACGTTGCAATGTTGAGTTAGGTGCAATCCGTAAATTCCTCCTAAACTGTGGCCTATTACAAATAGAGGCTCTTTGCTACAAACAGAGGAGTGTATAAGATCTAAATTATCATAGAAGCTGTTTTCACTGGAGTAGTCAATAAGTGTTGCTGGCCAATCCGGTAGTACCAATCTTAGATAATTAAAACTTGTACTGGTTTGCCCAGCACCATGAAGCCAAACAATATTAGGGCCAACATGTGCAGACTTCTGATGCAATTCCTTTGATTCTATCTTAGGAGTCTTTTTTAAAAAATTAAATGACCAATCCATATACATATTTATTTGACTTCAGGAAATAGGCAATCTTGTACAAAAGCTGTAACATCATCCTCACTGAGTCCGAGACTTGTCATTGTTTTTGGAGTGTGGGGGTTTTGCTTTTGATAGTGTGCATATTTGTTTTGTGCAGATTTGATCTCGTCGTGGTCTCCGGCAAAGTTATAATCACCAATTAGGTCCAAATATGAAAAAATACTATCTGTACTTAATTGAACTATTTGCTCAAGCTCTTCTGTCTTCTGTACGTTTCCTGCTGCAATCATATGTTCGCTGAAAATAGCTTCTGCCCACTTAGGAAGTGCTCTTTTCTTTTTCCATTCTAGTGCTGCTGCTTCATCTCCAAACGCTTCTATCATGTCGTGTGCTGGATCAATGGTTGCAGAATAGTCATGAAAGAATCCTGTAATTTTATTCTTACCTGCAATAACGTCTAGGCCAAAGATAGGCCCATTGTTGTGCAGGTGAGGAAAAATACAACAATGCATCATCCATAACCCTTTGGTTTCTCTTGCATCGACTACATCTATGTGGGCACGGCGATATTTTTCTCCAGTCCACACTTGATTGATCCACCCTGGTTGATTGAACTTGGCCATGCCTGGTTCAAATATTTCTGTACCGGATTGCTCAAAGCTTCTAGTCAGTTCTTGTTGTATTCCTAATAGTGCAGTCCATACCTTACTCATTGCTTAGTTCCATGAATAGTTGTATAGCAAACTGAAAACACCGATTTGCTTCGTCTGCCATATCTTCAGACAACCTTGCGCGTACAGTTGTCTTTAGTTCTTCTACATTGTCGAACTTGTACATCTTACCACTGCCTGGATTTCGCTTGGAGATTATCTGGCCTCCATACATGTCGCCAAAGTGGCGCACATAGACGTGGGCAAGAATGTCAATAGGGTTTGTTAGTGCTTCGACGTAGTTAATGTATTCGGCTACAACGTTACATACTACTGGCGCGCTGAGTTTATATAACTTATTAAGCTCTTCGATGTCATCATGAATACTGCTGCTTCTACAAATCTCTTCGATGCCGGTTAGTACCCCGCGTTTTGTGGCATAATATTCCAATGCAACGTAGATGTGATATTGGTTAAACAGGTATTTGTGATATTCATCAGGGGTCATGCCCGCAAGTAATTTGCGAGCATGTGCTGTACGTTCAGCATCTTGGTGGTATTTCCACGTAAGATCTTTTAGGCTCATTAGTTTTCCTCTATCTTAACTCTTAGAGGAAAGCCGTTGTCTCGACACATGGATGTTGACTCGGCTGCTTTTTGTTCTGCAATTTCGTGACTGAATACACCAACAACTCCGCTGCCTTCTTCATGAATTTGCATGGTAAGATTGTGAGCTGTTTCTGGCGTGTGCTTGAACAATTCTACCATTAACATTACAACAAAATCCATCGGTGTTGAGTCGTCATTTAAGAAGACAACTTTGTATTGACTGGGTTCTTTAAACTTGGCTTTTACTTTTTCTTCAATTTTAATTTCTGTGCTCATATTACCCTCTTAGATATCTGATTTGAGTTGACTTTTTTTAAGTCTGCTGATGGCAGCCTTCTTTGCTTTGCGGTTTTTAGTACCGTTGCTTTCAAAACTCTCGCGCCGCCGGATCTCTTGGAATAATCCGTCATCAGCTAGCTTCTTCTTTAACTTGCGAAGTGCCTTTGGTACATCGTTTCCTCGAACTTCAACTGACATACCTTGATGTCTGTCGGACTTTTGGTGTTTACTCATTATTTCCTCTTAGGATATTTTCTAACCAAGATACATCAAAAATTCTGTTCTTGCTTATTATATTATACGGGGTTGACCCGTTGTTTGTCAAGTAAAAAGTAGATGGTTGCGCAATTATGTGTGACGTAAACGCCCGTGTTGCCGGGCAGGAGTTATCAACATCCATAATAGTTATGTTAACTGTTTTTACTAATTGTAGAAGCCATTCTAAATTTTCTTCTAGTGCTTCGTATAAAAACACATTTACTGGCAAACCGGCGGTTGTTAATATTTGTTGTACCTGTGACTTTAGTATTGCACTCGGAAATATTAATAAAAGACCAAATGTGTCGTTTGGCAATACATCCGGAGGCGTAATTATTGTAATATCATTCATCAGGTGGTGTCTTACTAAAATGCCACACCTCTTCTAGAACTGGTGGCTCTAACGATCCTAACATTGCACATAGATATTCCGCAGTTATAGGAGTGTTTGGCATTTTTGGTTTTATTGCTACTGCTACTATTTCTGTTACCGGCTGTGCTCGGTTCATTATGTCTATTAGATGAGTCATCACCTACCTCCTGTTGATAAAGCATCACTCTGCTTTTATAGTCTACTTTTTAACTTCGTTACGTATTTATCTATTTTTTCCAGTGATGCGTTCATTTCCAAACCCGTAGGTGTCGTCGAACGTTTTAATGACTTCTCGCAAGTGTTTGAAGTTCGGTGCTTCTGGATAATCCATCTCCGAAAAAGTAGTACCGTTGGGCTTATACACAATCCATCCCTAACCGACTGCTAATACAAGTATGTAATCTTTGAGGAGTTTCTTTTCAACATACAGTTCAAGAATGTTGTATGCTGCAATTCTTGCATCATGATATGGCTGTTCTAAGTCACTGTGAATAGACATTGTTATTGTTCTGTAGCATCGGTGCTGGTCGTATCTAACATTTGCAAAGATTTCTTGTCTGCAATGTTAGCAGACTTACTGCCTTCTGCATATGATAATCCGCCATAGGCCGAAGTGCTGTATCCTATCAATTGGGCAAACTGCCGACGGTCAGCTTTTGAGAAGTTCTGAACAGCAATGGCGTTCATGTCTGCATTGCCGGTTTCTAGTAGCCACTCTACAATTGCGTTGGCACGAAATCGCGGTGTACCGTTGGCGTCCATGATGATTTGTTGTACTGGGTGCTTCATGTTGTGTTTTTTCACTTTAATTTAAGTTGTTGTTTTCAAGAGTGTTTACTCATCGTCGCATAGTTGCTGCGTCTGTTGCAGCGGTCTTGTTGTCGCGACGGATGGGCATGAGGTTTGATTTGTGTGTTGTAACAATTCCAGCAATCTCATTTCCAGTATACACTGATTGTTCTTTTGCTGGACCGTGCGCAGGAATAGTGTCACTGGTTACACGTTTGACTTTGTAATCTGGAATCTTGTTGATACCAACACGCTGTCCCCTGGCATTAGTAGGAAGCTTGACCTTACCAACTCCGAGTCGAGCAAGTGTTGCTTCGTGCAGTGCTTCGGCAGCAATAAGACTTTGTGTCTTCTTTTTGCCTTTGCGTTTTTTTGTAGTAAGCGAGGACATACCTCGTATAAGATGCATACTCATAAATTATACCTTTAATTAAAATCAACGACAGCATCGCTGTCGTTGACAATGTCATGTGTATTACTTCTTGGTCGCCGACTTCCAAATAGTCTTGGCATTTACCCGCAAGTACGGCTTATTAGTCTCACTGAAATTTGGGTTTGGAATAGTAACCATCACGTTTTTGCCTGCATCAAACGCTGCGCGTTGATTAATCGTCCGATTGCCGCTGGCAAGATAACCTTCGCGAACTAATCGCATTGTAGAATTAGCAACATTGCTGTGAATGCCTTTTGAAACGTACGAAGTGGAGTTGCTCTTTTTCTTACCCATGGTGTGTAGTCCTCTTATGTATTTGCGTGTTTGCATGTTTGCATACTTGTTTATACAACGTTTTTGTACTGCTGTCAAGAAAAAAGAGACAGGTTTCCCTGTCTCTTTTAGATGTTATAGTTGTTTTAACTATTAGAAGTTAAAGCTTACACCTGCTGCAATGTCCGAATCTGTGGAGTTGATGTTGTAAGCAACTTCGCTCCACAATTCAATAGTATTGAACATCATGCTTGCGCCTGCGCCTACATAATCCACCAAGTCGGTGTCAGATGATCCACCTGCAAACCCAGCAATATCAACGGTTGCCATGGACCATCCAATCATGGCTTCGTATCCAACCGCGTCTGTTGTGCTTGAATAAGTTGCAACTGCGCCTGTGTTCAGTTGGTTGAACGAGCCGTTAACTTCGGCGGCAATTGCAAAGTCGTTGCTTACGTTTTGATAGTCGAGTACAACAGCAACGTTTTGTGCAAGCATTACAGCTGGTGTAAAGTATGCTGCAACCTGGATGTTGGTCCAATTGTCAGTCACATTGTCATATCCAACATATGCTGCGCCCGATGATGCACTAGCAATCAACGAATATTCTCCACTAGTTGGATTCGCAAGCGCGTCTCCGCCGAGTTCGCGCATAAGTGAACCGGTGAACAAGTCTTTCTGCTTACCAGCAGTGGCAGCAACAGCACCAAAATCAACACCAATATACCATTTGGCTAGTTCAACTTCTTCCGAATCTGGAAAGTCTGTAAACAACAACTCGCCGCCTACTAGCATGTCAACTGTTGGTGTAATACCGAAGCTAAAGTCAGCAGTTGCGTCCATTGCAAATACTGTGTCTGCGTTTCCGGATTTTGTAGCAAATGTGTCAAGTGTGGCGCTTGTTCCTTGAGCAGATGCCGATGTTCCGATGGCCATAGTGGCAATTGTAGTTAAGAGTAGTGTACGCATATTGAATTCCTTTTGGTTATGCATTGTAACGTAGGAGCAATACTGATTATTGCTCCTTAACAATACTAGTTATACAGCAAAAAGCGCACCCAGTCAAGTACTGGATACGCTTTGCTTAAATAATGTCAATGTTGTTGTAAATTTACAACAACTACTTCTTTGCTGCTTTTTCGTCTTTGGTAAGTTTTTGATTCCAGCTGTTGTTGCTAATGCCTAATTCAGAGGCCATTGGCTTGGTTTTGCCTTTGGTAACTTTGCCTCCTCCTTTTAAAAACGCATCAATCAAACTTTGTTCTGTGTTTGGCTTAGGTGGGTTATTTAAAGACATTGCTTATCCCTGGGTTAAAAATTATATAACAGTTTCTGAGTGGTGCGTTTTGTATCCCACTATTTGCAATCTACTAGTACTAAAAGTTTAAGAAGTACATCATTATTTGCCCAGCGGCCCAGACTATGTCTCGAGGGCGTTTTACAGTCTGTTATTAAAAGCGTACAAGGTAAGAAATACCTATCTTGTACGCGAGCAACTTTTCTATTACTAGGTAAGTTGTCAACCCTAGTAGCCCAATTTAGGCTGCAAGTGAGGAGATTCTGTTGCTACGCTCTCCCCGGGCGCCAGTGAATTAAGCCGCTAGGGCCATTTCCACAGTGTTTGCATTATCGGTTGCATTTAGTAGTTTGATCGCATTAACCGAGCTTAAATCCGGGTATCCTAATAATTGTTTTTCCTGCACGTCGATCCTATTTATCGCCCGTAACGTTCATCATTTAGTTGTTTACAAGCACTACCTTGAAGATGTCAATCACCCGTCTAAACTTTTGGTGGACGATCTGGGTACCGCCCCCAGGTCCGTTTCATTTATTACAATCATCAATAATGCAACAACCGATTACTCTCTGCTGCATGTATATATTTATACACTATAACGTGCGAAGTGTCAAGTTTTATTTTAGACCCAGGGACGACCTGGTTGCAGTCCGCCAGCATTTTCATTGTCGACGACCTCGTTGCCTGCATATTTTGTAGGCAACAGTTCAATGTTGGATGTATCTCGAGGGTTGCCTGCTGCTGTACGGTCGTTTGCTGCAAGAGCAAGCTTTGCTTCTTGCTTTGCTTGTTTGTTAGTTGTGATATACCATTTGCGCTCATACTAATATTTATACAATGTTTGTAAATTAGTATTAAGCTCTGATTTCATTTTAATCATTGCCGTTAATTTCGTCAACTGTACGGTGCATAAATATTTCGTAACGTTTTTTAATATCGGCATTAACAACTTCCACACAATGGATGCGGCCTTTTATCGTTAGTAATAAAAGTTCTTGGTCTGTTAGCCATATTACAAGGCCTGACACGTTTGTCGTTCCGTGGCAGCTATGCTTTTTGTAATGCGTGGCATAACATTTCTTTTCACTCATCCGTCTACCGCCGGGCCTACAGTTTGATGCATGTAGACTTCGTTTACTTTTTTAATAGCAACGTTGGTTATTTCTACGAACAAATATTCGCCATCTAATTGGTGCATCAACAGTTCGTTGTCGGTCAGCCAAACGATTTTTCCGCCAGCCTTAAAGCCCAGCCGGAAATCTGTCCACTGGGTGTAGCAACGCTTTTCACTGTTCATGAGGTTCAAGAATGTTGTTGTATGTTTGATCTGAAAGTTTTTCTCTAAAATATTGTAGGGCGTCGGATTCGAGTATTTTATCCGCATGCTCATTTGGGTAACGTATACTAAACAATAAATATTGCTTGCTGGATAACCAGATTACACGGCTATATGGTCCAGTAAACAAATCAATTGTAGTTACAAAGCAGTGTATACAATTCTTAACTTTGGGAATGGTTGGTATTTGCGACTGCCATTTTTTCATAATAATACCTTATGCATATATTAAATAAGTAATAACGCCGTGATTTACAATATAACAACAATTGTGTGCATCAACGTTAACTTTAAACTGAGGGCCATCTTTTACTAATGAAACTGAGGACATTCCATCGTCGCTCCAACAGCATGTACTGTCTATGCTGTTTTCGAATTCACGGTTCGGCTCGCAATTATCAATGCACCACCAATCTATAAACTTATCAATTATTTGCATGAACATGATAACAATCTTCTTTGTTTACTAGCTCTGGTTCAGAACCTAGACTTTCTGTGATGTCAAAGACCGGTACTCCTGAAATCCTCAGCAGTATAATATGTTTGGGTTCCATAAGCGCAACTGGCTTTGGCAATGCAATCTCGCAGCAGAGGTTTGTGTCTGCAACCCTGGCCGAGCCAATGCTGACCATGTGTGCTTTTACTTTGATCACTGCTTACCTCACTATACATCTGGTTCAGGGTTATGTGCCCAGTGTAACAATCCTTGACGTTGCCTAGGACGTTTGGTAATGTTACCAAACCCGCTTTTGCGTACCTGCGCACCGTGTCTTGCACCAAAGGAACTCCACCGCCCAATTTGCCAACGGTCCAGTGCTTCGATGCGTCTACCGTGATAATATCTAATATACCATTGAAACCAGCCCAGGGGATCTTCGGGCGTGATCCATCCTTTCTCGCCCCAACGTCGAGCCGACAGTCCGACATTGCTGGCATAAAAATTTACTGGTGCAATCTCAATGTCTTCAATTAAATCTTCAGGAGAACTATTAAAATAGCCCCCGTCAAATACTCCAATTTCCAGCATCTGGTATGGTGTATAAAATGGTGCAAACGCTCTCATTGTACAGTCCTGCATTGTTTATAGTTCACAGTAGCACACACACCAACCACTGTCAAGCGTCCAACACTCTACGTGCCCACTTTATGTTGTGTTGTTTTTCAGCATCACCGAGTTTGTTTACTATCATGTATTCAACTTCTGCTTCTACAAAAGCAGTTAATACCCGTTTTAGTTGTGTGTTGCGTCCATGATAAGATATGTATACCAAAGAGGCGCCAAACACAACTCCTAGTAAAAATTCCATGTTACTTTCCTTTTGTCTATTGATTTGGTGTTAAAATGATTGTTGTTTTCCACAGCATGAACATCGTTGCCGCATTCGGGTAATCCTAGTGTAAGTGCCAGATGTCTTTGCCCACTTCCATTGGTGCCTATTTAACGCACAATATAATTTTTGCAAAAAATAATCCATTAGTCTGCTAAATCAAGTTCAATAAGGTTAAGCGTGCTAAGGCGCAAGCCGCTGTGTCGAATGCCACCCGCAGCTTCGCATTTTTGATCAAAGCCAGTGTAAGTTGTAACTCCGATGCCTGTTCCTAATTCGTCGGCGCAACTTTTTGTTGTAAATGCTACTATAAACAACATAAAGCATATACAAAGGCACCGGCACCAGTGATTAATTTGTTCGATTGTAAATTTACTCACGTTGTATCTCTCAGTCGGTTACACTTGTCTAAATCTTCATGCATTAACTTCTCCTTTAATTTTTGTTATGCTGCATTCGTTCAGACTGATATGAATCAAGCAGATTAGATAAGTGGCGCAGTTGCTTTGCAGCACTTTCAACGTGATGAAACTGAACACCAATTGCATGGCCAGCATCTATCATTTGGTCCAACGTTACTGCTAAATCTTCAATATCGACATGTGCTGCCGGTTTTCTCTTCATTACCATTGGGCTCTTTTAATCCTTGTTTGGTTCGGTAACGTTGCTTATGTTTCGTCCTCTTTCTTCTTCTTTCGGCGTCCGTAAAAGCCACCAGTGTACACAATGTCTTCTGATCGAGCACCCGGCGGCAGTGTTTCAACTTCGCCGCCTTTTTTAAAGAACGCGTCAATAAGCTCTTGTGATGTATTATTTACTGTTCGGTCTGCCATTATTTAAAGCTTTCTACTGTTTGGTCAAATATTTCGTCTAGTGTGAGTTCAAAGTGAATAGGATTTAATTTTAAAACTTCGCTCTCCTCCATATCAAGTTCTGCTGTCTCCTCGGCTCTACTAAGTCCAAATAATATTAACAAGTCTTCTTCAGTTAAGAACTCGTTTCGTTGGTGAGAAGCCCACACTGCGCTCATTAACACAAGATTAATACCCAGCTCTGCGTTTTTAATATGGTTTTCCATAATGTATCGAATAGCTTTTTTTCTAATTGAATAATAGTATTCAACACGAGTAACGATGCCGTATAAGTAGTCTACGTTATTTTTGTCCATTAATTCCTCGTTTCTGGGTTTAAATATTCATCCCGCACAGTATTTATTACTGATCGATTTTCTTTTCTTGGATTTCTCGTCGGCGAATAACTAACAATTCTTTCATATCGTGTAGTGCTTGTCTTGCACGAACAGCACTAACCTTAACGCTATCTTCGTCGAATTTTTCACTTTCTCGAAGATATATAGCCCAGGTTAATTTTAACTGTTCATGCGTGTCACTCACTTAGTATTACTCCGCACAACTCTTCCCAGTTGGACACTCTAATTACATTATTGTTGTTATACCACTGATTAGTTGGATCGTCAATGAGAATTGGCCGCAATCCGTATTTTAACCCAGCATCACAGTTTTCGGGCTTGTCTTCGATCCACCAAAGCCCAGTACCTTCATACTTGACCAGTTCCTCGTCCTTATCGGCTCCGCAGGCTATTGAAATAAGTTGTTCAACACAATTAGTACCAAACACAGTATCGATATTTTGTTGTCGGAATTCTTTTGCCGACACCTGATCACTGAGACTGGTTATCATGTCAAACGTGTAGCCTGCTTCCAGCAACCGTTTGACTCCAGTAACTGCATCTCTAAATGCAGGCAATCGACTAATATTGTCGCTGTTATTGAAATCCAAAACTGCTTGTTGGATTTCTTCTCGTTGCAATTCCGGATAACTAACTTGCATGTCGTAAGAAGTACTGTTACTTCGACAATGGCCCAGGTTGTGCATGTGTTTGTGGAAAGGCCATATCCAATTTAGCCACACTCCGTCACAATCTGTTAATATTTTCATGATTTTTCCTCTCTATACTAAACTATAGCATATAAGCAGCACAGTGTCAATTACTTATTATCTTGAAAAAATGCAGAGTTTCGTAACTGTTGTAAAAGTGCTTCGAGTGCAGATATTGCAGAAGCTTCTCTGGTTGCATCTGTATTATTGATGGCGTTGTCCAAATCAAGAGCAGTAGCCGCTTTTACCAAAGACCCATGTAGCAATGCAGAATTTATTATACCATACGGTTGAGAGACTCTCAAACCAGTGCCGTGATTTTCGTCTCCGTTATCAACACTGTCAGGGTCAGAAAGATACCTAAGTCGTTCAACGTCGTCTTTTATTTGTACAAGATAGCTGTTGTGTAAATCAAATGCATCAGCTAGTCGAGTAAGTTTAGCTGAATAATCAATTGCAATAGAACTGCTTTGCAGTGCTGCATCTTCGCCGATTACTACTACTAGCTCTTCGGATGAATTATCGTTAGTAATTATTTGTGTTGTTAATACAGTTGCCATTTATATCGCCGCCAGCGAACTAGTGCTTCCGATGTAAGTTTTGGCTGTGTCGGGGTCTGTTTTGACACAAAACACAACAGTAGCTCGATTAATTGGTATCTTTGTTTCGGGACTGACTGTGAATGCAAATGGTCCAAGGCCCATGCCGTTTTCAGTTGCCATCAATGCTTGCGGCTTGGCAACAATGTACTGTGTCTCGCTTACCTCTAATAAGCGAGCAATAATTTCGTCGCCTGTGGTCATCTTAATAGTAACAATATCGCCCGAAGATACTGGGATTTCAATAATCATTTATATTTCCTTTATAATTTATGTTGTTAAAGTTCGCAATCGCCTGTCCACATATTGTGGTCGTCAAAATACCTACATAGGTTGTCGTGGCCGCCTACGTACTTTCCGTAAAGCCATATTTGTGGCACTGTTTTTGCAGTAGGAGCAGCTTCTAATAGCTGCTCCTTATTCCATACATTGCTAGAAAGATTTCTCTCTTCGAACTCGATGCCTTTGCTTGTCAGCATAGATTTTGCTTTAACGCAAAAATCACAACTGTCTTTGGTCCATATAACAGTGTTCACAAGCTCAGGCCTTTGAAAGTGTCACCGTCAACATCGCGCTTGGTGCCGCCGTTGACATAACTGGTAATTTGTGTTTCTTGTGGAGCCACTTGTACGTCTGCCCCACTGATCCACTTTTGTGTCCACGGTAATGGATTATCTCTCGGGGTTTTGTATGGACACGGCAAATATACGTTTTGCATACGCTTGGCACAAATCCACTCAATATAGTTGTCCAGCAGCTCTCTATTGATACCCAGCATTGATCCATCCTTGAACAGATAATCGGCCCATGCTTTTTCTTGATCAACTGCATCAACAAACATTTGCACACATTCGTCTTCTGTTTCTTCTGCAATTTTTGCAAAGTCTGGATCGTCTTTCTTAAGGATTTTCAGCAACATCTGGGTCGAGGCAAGGTGCAAGTTTTCATCACGTGCAATAAGCTTGATGATTTGGGCATTGCCGTCCATCTTCTTGATTTCAGCAAATGCCCAGCTGCATGCAAAGCTAACGTAAAATCTTACGCCTTCGAGGATGTTCACACTCATTAGTGTTAGCCACAACAGCTTCTTAAGTTCGTACAAGTCCACAACAACTTTTTTGCCGTTGACTGTATGCGTGCCCACGCCTAGAAGATTGTAATACGAAGACATTTCAATCAAATTATCATAATACTTGGAGATGTCTTCTGCGCATTCGACAATCTCTTTGATGTCCAGCAACTCGTCAAAGATCTTACTAGGATTTGTGTAGATATTGCGTATGATGTGCGTGTAGCTGCGGCTGTGAATTGTTTCAGAGAACGTCCATGTGGTGATCCAGTTTTCAATCTCCGGCAAGCTTACAATTGGGCTAAATGCTTCCATAGGTGCGCGCCCTTGCACACTGTCCAAAAGAATTTGGCGCTTGAGATTGCTAGTAAAGATGTGCTGTTCGTGGTCAGTTAAATCTTTGAAGTCTTTTGAATCTTGTGTGACATCAATTTCTTCTGGTCTCCAAAAGAATCCAAGCTGTTTTTCAGTTAACTGCTCAAATTGTTTGTATTTTAGTGTGTCGTATCGTTGTATAGTTGGGCCACCACTTGGGTCTAAAAATGCTGTTACTTTAGTGTGGTCGACTTTGTTGTTTATGTCAAAAACGCTCATTGAATATCCTCTGTTGTATCTACGAGTGTAACACGCCCCGTTGGGCGTGTCAATGGTTATATAGTGTGGATCAAAGCTTGCAGGATTCGCAATCTGAGTCGTCATCTGCATCAACTTGCTCGAGTTCTGGTAATTCTTCTTCACCTAGCATCTTGTTGACATCAAGTTCTCCTTGGCCATCGTTTGTTTGGAAATAATAAAGCTGCTTGCCGCCATATTTGTAGAACATCACCATGTGTTGCAGCATTACACTCATTGGAATCTTTTCATCTTCGTAA